GCCATAGAGGTTTTGCGCGTCCTTCAGGGAGATCTCGTTGCCGGGGCTTCCCCGAAGATGATTCCAGCTTCCGATTGCGGAGCGGACCCGCTTGCCCAGCGACGGGTTGTTAAACCGTTCGAAGAAGTGTCCGCTCGAACGCATGGAAGCGGCGATCTCGTCCAGCATGTAGTTGGCCTGTGCAAGGACGAGCCACTCCTTGTCGTTGAATTCGATGCCGTGCGGATCGTAGATGCGCGTGACCGATCCTTCCTCTGTACGCGGCGACCATTCCTTCTGCTGTCTCTTTCTTATGCGGGAGACGACGGACGTGGCGACGTGATGGACGGAGCGTGGGACGCGGTAGGACTGCGACAAGACCTCGGACGCGCCGGGGAGCATGACAAACTTGTCGATGTCCGCTCCACTCCAGCGGTAGATCCCTTGATCGTCATCGCCTGCCACGAACATCTGGTCGCTTCGCTCCCCTAGATGCTCTGCCACCTTCCATTGAAGGGGCGTTAGATCCTGTGCCTCGTCCAGAAAGACGGTGCGCAGGTACGGGATATACCCTGCATGTGCCGCCAAGTCCAGCATCATGTCGGTGAAGTCCTTGAGTCCATTGAGCTTTTTGAACCGGTCATATTCATGGAAAAGATGCTCGAACTCGTAGAAAGGAATGTCGAGGTCTGCGAGGTTATAGGAGTGCCGTGGTCCCTGCAGCGTGTTCCGCGCAAGGTCGATGCAGCGCATGACCGGATGGTTCGAGCGCAGCATGGCAAAGCCATCTTCCTCGACGCGTTCGAGCCCCGTTGCCGTGAGATCGACGCCGACTTTCTGGGAGAACATCTTGAGGTGCTTGTCGGTGAGGACCGCTGCGCTGTTCATGCCAAGGAGGAGAAAGGCGAGACTGTGCAGGGTACGGAAATAAACGAAGTCTTCCTCTGCATCGAGGTTGAAACGTGCGACGGCGCGGTCTCTTGCCTCGTGCGCCGCCTTTCGAGTGAACGAGAAGTAGCCAATGTTGGTGGGGGACATGCCGCCTGCCAGTAACTCGTCCACCTTGTTGAGCAGCGTGGTCGTTTTGCCGGTGCCTGGGGGTCCAAAATATCTAAACATTTCCGCGCCTCATGTGGACATCGAGTTCGTAGCCCAGTGCGTCGAGGATCTTCTCGATCTTCTGCACCGAAAGCTGGTGGGGCGTTTCGATGTTCTCGTATTCGCAGAGGGTGCGTTGAGACATCTTTGCGCGGATCGCGAGCTTCTTCTGACTGAAGCCGCGCTCCTTGCGAAGCTCTCGAATTAGCTGGGGCCAGTTGGTGCTCAAAACGGTACGTCCTCCTCATCGAAACGTGTGCCAAACTCCTCGTCAATCTGGGCGAAGGCCGGGATCGACCAGCACCGGACGGTGCGCCCCTTGATGCGGAACTGCTCGGCATGTCCGCCGATATCGCGAAGGCGCTGGGCGATCTTATTGGAGCGGTAGTCGAAGAACTTATTGCGTTTGAGAAAGGCCTCGAAATCCTTGAGGCGGAAGTAGGTGCGTCCATCATCCTCGTTGGTCCATGGGCGGCGAAGCAGGATCTCTTCCTTGTCGAGCGCGGCCTGCATGTGGGTGGTGAATTCTTCCAGGAGGTCATAAAACTGGCCTCTAAGGCTCGTGTCTTCCGGCGTCGAGATGATCGCGCCTTCTGTCTGAAGCATCTGCGAGAGGAGGAGGTTGATCTGCGCTTCCCAAGCAGCGCGGGTGACCGTCCGGGGCATGAAATTGATCTGGTCCATGCACAACACTTGGAAGCGGGGCTGGCGTTGCAGGCCTTCGGTGTCGAGTTCGACCGGGCTTCCATTGACGTCGAGGAACCAGAGCGGTGGTTCGCTGTCCATCTTGCGCAGATTTGCGACGGACGGCGTGTTGGCACCGCCCCCGACGCCGTGCTTGCGTGACCGGCAGAGATCCTTGTTGCAGAAGTTGATGATCGGCTGATCGGCGCATTTGTACTGGTAGTCCTTCTTCTTGATCTGTTCGGCGACGAGGTTGACCTCCTTGAGGTCGAGCGGCGGTTGCATGATCTTCTGGTTGACTTCAAGGATGCGCGTTTCCCAGTCGTCGGGATGCGCCTTGCGTAGGTAGACGCCCAAGTTAAAGAGGCCGTTGTTTCTCGTGCCTGCCGGAAAGCCCTGTCGCAAAAGCGCCTGCAGGCATGGTGGGCCATCCGGCAGCTTTTCGTCCATCTGTGCAACGGGCTGGGACAGCAGAGCGTCGAGGGCTTCCTCGTTGACGGCGGCGGCTTCCGCCATGTCGAGGAATTCTTCCAGCGTGGCTGCGGTGCCGTCCTCCTTGACGGCGTAGCGCAACCCACCCTCGGAATCAAAGTAGGGGAGGTTGAGGAAGTTGCCGGTGTCGCCGCGCTCTACGAGTAGCTTGATCTGCTTTGGAAAAATCTCGGTGCTGGCGGCGTAGCCAAGCTCGCTGGCAAGCTCCTTGAGCTTGTGCTGCAGCTTTTCGGCATCAACGGCTTCGGTAAGGAATAGGAAGAGGTGCCCACCGCCCGATTTGCTGCGGCAGACAACCAAGGGAAACTGAAGCTTCCGGACGCGCTGGACAATCTCTTGGTGGTCGAGGGGATACATATCGACATCGATAGCACCCCAGAGGCAGGTGTTCTCCTCGTTGATCGGCACGACGCCGATACTCACGTCGCCCTTCAGGTGGGCCTCGAAAACGGCCTTGGTCCGTGGTTCGCGAATAATTTTATAAATGCCCTGCTGCTTTCCGTTGGCGTCTTTTTTGGTGAGATCGACGGCACCATAGGCGCGGTCGAGGCCACGGAAAACGCGAGCAAATCTGTCTGTGGAATCCATAACGGAAAAAAGGGGAGGATCCCTCCTCCCCCCGTGATCCTAGAACGGCACGTCGTCTTCGGAGAGACTATCCCCTTCCTGAACGTGTTTGACTTTCACCTGTCCAGCCATGATCGACTGGGCAAAGTGCTTGGCCTCGGCGTAGAGGTTCGGGTCCTCGATCTGAGAATCCTTTGAGATCTGCCAGCCATGCCAAGAGCCGTTCTTGTTTTCCTCGCCAACGGACTCAAGGTGCCAGATGTGGCTCCACCGCGCCGGGGTGAACAGGTCACCATTAGCATCCTTCATCTTCAACGTCTTGATGGCGCTGTTCCACTGCTTGGACTTTTTGAGTTGCGTGGCCTTCATGGGCAGCAGCGCCTGCTGCGTCATGCCGTCCGCATCAACAATAAGGACGTAGTGCTGTGCAGTGCGTTCGAGATAACGACCACCTCCATCAACGACGTAGTCCTTGTTGTCGTCGCCGCGCTCGGTTTTGGGAAGGGCGTCTCCCGCCGAATAGATGGCGTGAGGTGCGCCGCTCCCGGTGCCGCGAGGCTCCCACTCGATGTGCTGTAAGGTATACGCGCAGTTTACCACGCGAACGCCGTCGCCGCCTTTCACGACTTCCTTGGTGACCGTATTAAAGAGGTCACCCGCTTTGGCATTTTCGATGTCATCCAGTTCGGGAGACATCTTCTGCAGGACTTTGAGGAAAGGGATTGCGAGGTCCTCGGAACCCAGATCGTCCACTCCAATGCCCGCGTCCTCTGCGAACATGTCCGTTTCCATCACGGCAACCTTCTTGCCATTGCCGTTTTTCTTCGCGACTGCTTTTGCCATTATTTGTTCCTCCGAAGGGTGGCTCTATGTCCGTGCCACAAATTGAAAAACCACGGCAAGGAAACTCCTGCCGCGACCATCTCACGCCCCCAACCTCGTAATGTTGCGGACTCGACTTTAGTTTCTTCCTTGAACGGGATTCCGAGTTTTGCACAAAGAGTCCGGATTTGCTCCAGCAATTCATCATCGCCACGACCGCATACAATAGTGACGATGTATTTCGTGATATCGCCGTAGCCATTGTCGTCAAGCCACTCGTGAGCTTCCGGTCGGTCGGCCTTGTTGATGGTCAAGGAGACAGTTTCCTTGATTTCAACCTGTGCGCCATCGGTCAGGACCAGTTTCTCGAATCCAAGCGCCTCCATCGCCTCTGGCAAACGCTCGTCGGTGATAACCCTCAACTCACGCTTTTCGTCCTTGAGTCGCTTTTCGGTCGCTGCGACCTGTTGCTCAAGAGCGTCTACCTCTTGAGCGAGGCGCGACACCGCGCTAAGTTTACCGTCATCAAGGTTGTTGATGCTGTCGGATGTGGCCCCAGCATCGGAGGCCATTTCGGCTAACAAGTCATTCATCGCGGTTCCTCTTTCGTGTTTCACTGTTCAGGTAGTTGACATACCTACCGGGAACCTATATATGTGAGTTCATGGGTGATTGCAAGAACAATCTTATCTCAGACTACATTTTTTTCACGAAGCCTTATGCCCATCAGCATGAGGCGTTTGTGGCGAGTTGTCAGACCTCCGTTTATGCGCTGCTCATGGATATGGGCACCGGCAAAACGAAAGTCGTCATCGACACGATGGCCTTTAATTTTGAAAAAGGCAGGATTCAATTTGCACTGGTAAGCGCCCCGAACGGCGTCATCCCGAACTGGGTGCCGGAGATTGCCAAGCACCTCCCGGAGCGCATTCCCAGAAAAGTGGTCCTCTGGAAGCCCAGCCTGACGAAGGCAAAGCGCAAGGAGTTGACGGAGCTTTACGAAGATTCCAGTGAACTCAAGATATTGCTGATGAACGTCGAGGCGTTCTCGACCAAGAAGGGCGTCGATGTCGCGGAGTTTTTCGTCAAGAAATTCAAGACTCTAATGATTGTAGACGAGTCCACCACGATAAAGAATAGAAAGGCCAAGCGCACCAAGGCGATCTGTGCCGTGGGCCGTGGTGCTGTAATGCGGCGCATTCTTACGGGGTCCCCCGTCACGAAAAGCCCCATGGACTTGTACAGCCAGATGGAATTCCTGGACCCCAAAATTCTCGGATTCCAGAGCTTCTATGCCTTTCAGGGAAGGTATGCCATCGTGCAGCGCCGTACTCTTGGAAGCCATTCATTCAACCACGTGGTCGGCTTCCGGAGACTGGATGAGCTAACCGAAAAGCTTCAGGAACACTCCTATCGCGTCCGCAAGGAGGACTGTCTGGACCTGCCGGACAAGGTCTACATGTCGCGGAGCGTGGAACTGACGAAAGAGCAGTCGGACGCCTACGTGCAGATGAAGCATCTGGCACTGGCGCGTCTCGACAACGGGGAAATGGCAACCACAAAGAACGTGCTGACGCAGATCATGCGTCTGCAACAGATCTGCTTGGGGCACCTCACCGACGACGATGGCGTCGTCAACGAGTTGCCGTCGAACAGGTTGTCGAGTCTTCTCGACATTTGTGACGAGATACAGGGTAAGGCAATCATATGGGCGACGTGGACCATGGACATCCGCTCGATTGGCGAGGCCCTGCGCGACCGGTACAGCGTACAATCGGTCGCATTGCTCCACGGGGAGACCCCTGATTCCGAGCGCCAACAGATCGTGGAAATCTTTCAGGATCGGCAATCGGAGTTACGTTTCCTTGTGGGGCACCCAAAAACCGGGGGGTTTGGCCTGACCCTCACTGCAGCCAACACGGTGATCTACTACAGCAACTCGTATGACCTTGAGTTGCGGGTCCAGAGCGAGGACCGCGCCCACCGCATTGGACAGGATAACAAGGTCACCTACGTGGACCTGCTGTCTCCGGATACGATAGACGAGAAGATCGTCGGGGCGCTCCGGTCCAAGATCCGGATTGCCGATCAGATTCTGGGCGAGGACGTGAGGAAGTGGCTAGACTAGATCGGACCAGTTGGTGCCGTCGAAGATGCGGGCGCTCTTGCGGTTTTCACCCTCGATAACATAGCTGCAATGAACCCAGCCGCTCGACGGGTCACCTTCCTTGTAGAACTCCAAGATCAACTGGTCGAACTTGCAGTTCTCCTTGACCCAGAGGGCGACCTCCCTGTTGGAGATCCCCGGCACTTCAAAATCGACGGCCTCTCCGGTGGTATGCTGGGACCGGTCGGAGGAGCCTATGGCGCGGTTTAACTCCAGACAGCGAAAGCCGGAATTGGGGATGAACGGGATGCCGTAGTGCTCGCGGACGGGTTCGAGGACCGTCTCGCACACCATGATAAGGTTTTCGACCGCCTCGTCGTCGGGTTCGTTGGCAATGCCGCGTCGTTCCGCCGTCGAGGATTTCGTCAGCTCCTGAAGCGAGAAGTGTTCCGAAAGTTTCATCCTACTAGCTGCCTCGGTTTACGTGGGATGGAGACGATGCCGCCTTTGTTGGCAAAAACCGGATCCAAAGCCCCAAAAACATCTTGGCCGCGCTGCTTTGTTTGAGCAGACGTCTGGGGAGCCAAAACATTTGTCTGACTCAGAATGGAAGCTCCTATTGGAGATCCGACGGGCGCAGATGCTACACGTCTGGAAGGTGGCTGTGTCGGACGGGCGGAAGACTGATCTCCTCTTAGAATAGGCCACTCAGGCGGGGGGACATAAGGTTTAATCTGTT